AGAAGACTCTACTTACATCAGACGTTCAGAGTTGATTAAGTATCTTCAAGTAACTGGTGAAGTTACAATGCAAGCTCAAATGGTACGTTCTTATGTTGATGCAATGAGAAAAGAAGTTGAGAACAAAGTAATGTGGTTAAACAAGAGAGCAAATAGATACATGACTGCTGGTAACAGTAATCACGTTCCACAAGAATGGAATGGTATTTATGCTCAGCACGAATCAGTTGGTGCTGGACAAGGATTCTTGTACGCTAACCTAGAGCAATACTTTACTTCTACTGTTGTAATTGACAAAAGAGGTAAGTCAGTTACTCAAACTGATATTGAAGAAGCTGCAGTGAGAATTGATGCTAACTTTGGTAACGTATCTGACTTCTTTGGACCAACAACTGTAATCTCTGCGATCTCGAAAGATTATTTCCAAGATCAAAGAATTATGTTGAATGCAAGTAATTCAGGTGCTTATTCAGGTCAAATTGGTACAGTAGCGAAATCAATCGCAACAACTCTAGGAGACGTTGCATTGCAGTCTGATAAGTTTATGAAGCACGAACATGCAGATGGTCGTCTTTTAACTGACGGAGCTACTTCAGCAAAAGCACCTAATGCACCAGTTACTGGTGGAGCTCCTACAGTGAATGTAGACGCTAGTGCAAAATATGTTACTGGTGAAGCCGGTGCTTGTTACTTTGCTGTAGCTGCAATCAATAGGTATGGTGAATCTGCCATGACATTAATGGACGCAGCTGCTGTGACATTAGTAGCTGGTAGATCTGTAGATTTAACCTTTACAAGTGGTGGTGGTGCAGTAGCAGCAACAGCTTATAGAGTTTATCGTACAGAAATCACTGCTGCAGGTGCTGCAACTGGATTGAAATTCTGGCCATTGTTTACTGTTAGTGCTGCTGATGTAGCTGCAGGATATGACGGTGGAGCTGCTGGTGTTGTTAGAGATAGAGGTCGTTTCTTACCAAACACTGAGCAAGCTTTCATGTGTGAGATGGTTGACGATGTATTGTCATTCAAACAATTAGCACCGATCAGTAAATTGGATTTGGCTGTGATCTCAATGAGTAAGAGATTCATCTCTTTCATGTTTGCCACGCCCCAATTGTATTCTCCCAAAAAGGTAATTCGCTTCATCAATTGTGCTAAGGTTTTAAATCCTTAATCAGTTAGGAGAAAAAAATAAAAGAGAGATATTAGATATCTCTCTTTTTTTATAAAATATTTTCGTATCTTTATGGAGTTTAAAGATAAATTATGGAAAACAAATCAGGAATCTATAAAATAACAAATCTCATTAACAATAAAATTTATATTGGTTCTGCAGTTAATTTTAGAGAAAGAAAAAATGGACATTTACATCGCTTAAGAAAAAACAAACATCACTCTCAATATCTTCAAAGATCATATAATCGACACGGTGAAGAGAATTTTAAATTTGAAATTCTAGAATGTGTTGAGAATAAAGAAGATCTCATAAAAAGAGAGCAATATTATATTGATGCACTAAATCCTCATTATAATACTTGTAAAACAGCAGGAAGTATGTTGGGGATGGTTCATTCTATAGAAACCAAGTTAAAGATAAGTGAAGCTGGAAGAGGTAAGAAACAATCTCCTGAATTAATAGAAAGGAGAGCTAAAAGTAATAGAGGTAAGAAAAGATCTCTTGAATCAAGAGAGAAAATGTCTAAAAATAGAAAAGGAATTATTTTTACAGAAGAACATAAAGCAAACATAAAGAAAAATAACGCTAGAAAAGGTAAACCAGGAACCATGTTAGGGAAAACGCATTCAGAAGAAGTGAGATTGAAATTAAGAGAAGTATCTAAAACTATTCAACACATCAAATGTCTTTATTGTGATAAGATAGCTACACCTTCAAAAATAGCTAGATGGCACAATGATCGTTGTTTGAATAAACCAGGTATAGATATCGAAAAAGAAGAAGAGAGAAGAAAAGCAAGTATTGAGACAAGAGAAAAGCAGAGTAAGAGTAATAAGAGAGCTAGATCTAAGGAGGAGGTGAGAGAGAACTACAAAAACGCTATTCTAAACAGACCTTTGATTACTTGTCCTCATTGTAACTACGAAAGCTACAACAAAGGTAATATGACTAAAAATCACTTTGACAGATGTAAAGAGAATCCTAATTTTGACCATGAGGCTGAAGTTATAAGGAAACGAGAGTGGAGTATAAAATTAAAAGAAGCGGCTAAGAACAAAGAATTGGTCAAATGTCCTCATTGTGGTTATGAGAATAGAAATAGAGGGAACATGATGCAAAACCACTTTGATAATTGTAAATCAAAGAAAATGATATAAAAAACAATATAGATTTCAATTCTATTGAAAAAAACACTAACTTTATATTTTATACATACAAATTAAAAATTAGACTATGGCAATTGTAAAATCGAAAAACCCTGCTATGAAGAATAGACAAATTATTCTTCCAGTTGTTGGTAAAGTTCAATTCAACGATAAATGTGAATTTGAAGTGAGTAATATTGAAGATGCGAAAGAATTAATTAGCATTGAAACTTTAGAGTTAGAATTAGCATTAACTCCTAAAGAAGTGGCTAAATTAGAAGCAGAAGCTAAAATGGAAGCTCGTTTAAAGGAAGAGAGAGAGAAAGAAGAAGAGAGAATTCGCTTAGAGCTTGAAAAAAGTTCTGATCAAGGTTCTGAAGATTTAGGAGATGATTCAGAGCTTCAAAAAGAGCGCAAAATAGCTTTTATTGAAAGTGTAACTGAAATGTCTGAGTTAAAAGAATTAGCAGCCTCCTTCCCTCACGAAGAATGGAAAGGGTTAAAAAGTAAAGCAAAATTGAAAGAGTATTTAATTTCAAAGTGTTAACAAATGCCAAAAATATCCCTAGATATCATCTATAGTAAGAATCAAGATCTCCTCATCTCTCCTGAAGAGCTGAGAGAGATCTATATGTGGGGAGTTGCAGTAAAAGATCAAAATGGTAATGAAATACCAGACCATGTATTACTGCACTATATAAAAGCAGCACAAGACGAAGTTAGTCATTATTTGAATCTCAAGTTAAAAAAACAAGTAGTTGAAGAAACTCTTGATTTTTCTCAAACTGATTGGAAAAGATGGGGGTATATCAAATGTACTTATCCAGTTGTTTGTCCCATTAGCTTACAAGGTTTCTTGAACACAGTAAAGCAAATTGATTACCCCTCCGAATGGCTTTCAAGTAGAAAGATAAACGATGGTGGAATTCTTCATCATAGAAACTTGTATGTAATTCCTGCAGGGAATAGTACAGCACATTCGTCAGCAGTTATTTATTCTGGTATTATTCCTCAATTAGGAGTAGTAGGTAGTAGTTTGATTCCAAATTATTGGAATACAAAGTATATAACCGGTTTTGATAATGTTCCTAAAGATATAATTGAAGTGATTGGTAAGATTGCATCTATCAGTGTATTTCATATAGCTGGTGACTTGATCTTAGGAGCGGGAATCGCTTCGTTTTCATTAGGACTTGATGGGTTGAGTCAATCAATTAGTTCAACATCTTCAGCAACAAATGCTGGATATGGAGCAAGAATCACAGGATATTTAAGTGATTTAAAGAGACAATTACCAGCTTTAAAGGATTATTATCGAGGATTCTCATTCGGTGTTGCGTAATGACTAATCAAACTACACCCATATCAATAAGACAAACACCTTCTTTAGTTGGTGCTCCTTCTATTGACTTTAGAAAGAACGATTTTGAAGCAGCTATTCATTTAAAAGGATACGATGTAATTCACGAAACAGCGTTACAATGTCCTTGTAAAGGGAAGAATTCAAATCAATTATCAGATTGTAAGAATTGCGGTGGAGTAGGATGGGTGTATATTAATCCCGTAAAAACTAGAGCTATACTTCATTCCATGAATATGGAAACTCAATATAAAGAGTGGAGTAAGGAGAATCGAGGTACGGTGAGTATTTCAGTTAGAGATGTAGAGAGACTCTCTTATATGGATCGCTTATCAGTTTTAGATGGAGAAGCAATATTTGGAGAGGTGTTACATTTTAATCGAAGTGAGAGTGATGTTTTATTCGCTTTTACTTCTTATAATCTTAAAAGTATCTTGTACGCAGGTTTATTTATAGAAGCTGATGAAAAACTACAGAGATTGATTGAAACTGAAGACTTCACTTTTGAAAACAATATTATATATCTCGATAGTAAATATCTTTCACTCTTTGAAGAAAAAGATGGAGATTTATCTATAACTTTAAGATACATTCATGCACCTCAGTATTATGTGATTGATTTGGTGAGAGAGGTGATGGTGACTATTATAAAGGAGAAGGGTCAAGATAAAAGCGTCTCTTTACCAGTATCTGCTGTAGGTAGGAGAGGGCATTATGTTTTAGATGCAGAAAATTTAAGTAAAACTCGATTATTAGACAACTCGTACATCGATGATCCTTGTAGAGTTGTAACAAAAACAAGATGTTAAAATGAATAAGTTAATCTCACAAGCAAACTCAGTTGAAATCAATAATGTTGAGTATCCTAAGAACTCATTATTAATAGAACAAACTCCTACTCAAAATGTAATTGTTAAAAACATTTACACAGGTCAAACTGTAGCTCAAGGAATATATACTGATTGGAAAAGCAATACTAATGCTGTATACGCTAGTTTAAGTGCTTTAATTACAGCATTAAGAGCAGCTATTTATGCATAAGAATGATACCAATAATCATCGATACAACCTCTCTACCCTTTGATGCTGCGAGTAACAAAGACCTTGTTGAACGAGTAGTAGATAGTGTTGTGAAAGATATTACAGCATCTTTAGCAAGAGAGTGGGAACAACAAGCTATACAAGGATTACATCAAACTAGAGAGAGGTATATTAACAATCTTTTTGTAGTAGATGAAGGTAGAATGCAAGGATCTGTTGTTTTGGATTATAGTAAAGATCCGATGATTAGAATGATAGAGGAAGGGGCTAGTGCTTATGATTTGAAAGACGGTTTTGCGAAATCGTCTAAAAAGAAAATGAAAGCAACTGGAGGTTGGTATTTAACAGTGCCTTTTAGACAAGCAACACCTGGAGCGGTAGCAGAGAGTTCGGTGTTTTCTAGTAAAATGCCTTCAGAAATTTATGATATTGTAAGAAACAAAGAAGCTAATATCGATATACCTGGAGGTGGGAAAAGAAGTGTTGGCTTGAAGATTGGGGAAATTCCAGAAAAATATCAAATCAAAGAAACAAGAGCAAGCGACAATATACCAGAATCAAAAGCGTTTAAAGAATATCAACACAAATCAAGTCTCTATGAAGGTATCACTAAAATACAAGACTCTAAAACTGGACAAAGTATGTATATGAGTTTTCGTAGAGTTTCAGATAATAGTGACCCTAATAGTTGGATTCATCCTGGTATGGATGTTCAGAATTTTGGAGATAAAGCGCTTTCTAAATTAGAGCAAAACATGGAAGTGGAATTGAATATGGCGGTAAATAAGATTTTAGCAGCAATAGGGTTTTAAGATGGCAATATTTATACCTGAAATAGAGTTACATAATACGTTAAAAGCGATATTAACACTTATTAGAGAAGATTATGAAAGTCGCTCTAATAAAGAACACACTTTGTTGTATAAAATCTTAGGAAGTAATAGATTACAGCGCTACAATCTCTACGAACAAGGTAAAAAGGTTTTTTTAGCAAAAGAAGACGATCCTCGTTTCTTGGATGTTCAGATGTTCTTTAATATGAAAAGAGCGTCAATACCAACAATACATATCACATTACCTTCTGAACAAGCTGGTCAAGATGGGTTAGGTATAGATGAAGGATATGCTGATCCAGCTCACGATGAAATGCCTTCTATTGGAGATCCAGATATTCTTCAAACTAGCCCTAATTACACTAGACGATTCGATACAACTTATAATATTATCATAACTAGCGATAATACAAATGAGGTAATCTTAATATACCATTTGTTGAGAGCTATCTTGATACCAGTTTTTGATCATTTGAATCAAGTAGGTATTGAGAATTGTAAGATAGGAGGAAGAGATATTCAAGCTTACCCTAGTCTGGTTCCTGATAGTATTTTTATGAGAGGATTGAGTTTGTCGTTTAGTTATCAAATTACATCTCCAGGAATTTTTAAGCAAGATGTAATTCAAAAAATTATACTAGACTACTCAATAGAAATTGAATTACCAGTTGATGAAGATGAGGATTCAAGCGACATTACTCCTACTAGACCTAATTATTTAACTTGCTCAACACTACCGTATTGTGATGTAATTCAGCAAATTGAAGCTGATATTGAAGAATTACAAGGTTCTCAAGGTGTAAGTATTCATAATAACTTACAAGGATTAAATGATGGAGAGTATCAACATCTAACAGTTGCAGAAAAGAATACTCTACATACTCACTCAAATAAAAGTATTTTAGATTTAATAACAGAAACCTTCACTACAGCTTTAAAAACAGCTTATGACTCTACAGTTACTTGGATTACGACTAATGGTGCTAGTTTAATAGCTCATTTAACAGATACAAATAATCCTCATAATGTTACAGCGGCTCAAATCGGTTTAGGTAATGTGGATAATGTTCAGCAGATTCCGTTAAGTTATAAAGGTGCTATCAACGGTGTTGCAGAATTAGACTTCAATGGTAAAGTTCCTTTAAGTCAACTTAACGATTCTGTTATAGGGCAAGTTGAATATCAAGGCACATGGAACGCTACTACCAACACTCCAACTCTTCCAGCAGCAAATACAACTAAGGGTCATTATTATATAACAAGTGTTGCAGGCATTTATAATACAATATCTTTTGAGGTAGGTGATTGGGTAATTAGTGACGGTGTCCAATGGGGTAAAGTTGATAACACAGATGCAGTTTCTACTGTTTTCGGAAGGATAGGAAATGTTACAGCTCAAAATAACGATTACACTTGGGGACAAATAGATAAAACTACTTCTTCTTTAGCCGATTTAACTACTAAGGAGCATAGTGATTTAGATAATATTCAAGGGGGAACTGTAGGTGAACATTATCACTTAACACAAGCGGAACATGGAGATTTAACATTATATTTTGATGAAGGTTTTACTTTCGTAGATGTTGAAACAGCTTATTATACCAGAAATGAGAACTTTAAAATAAACACTATTGAAAATCCGGATGCATTAACTGTAACAATTGAAGTTAATGGTACACCTTATACACTAGAAGACCCAATAAATGCTTACGACGAAGTAACGGTAGATGTTAGTGCTGTAGGTTTTGTTGTTTTAAACTGTGAAAGTATATAATGAAAAGATATAGTCATACTACTGTCAAAACTAGTGCTAGAAATTACAGTTCCATCAACGTATTGGAATATACTACTGATGATAATTACATACCACCAAGTAACTTACTTTACATAGAAGTTTTTTGTGTAGGTGCAGGTGGTGGTGGTGCATCAGGTAGAATAGCAGCATTAGGAACTTTAGCTCCTGGTGGTGGAGGCGGTGGTGGTGGTGCTGTAGCATCAAAAACATATTTAGCATCAGACTTAGACCCATCAGCAAATGAAATAGTAATTGGTTTAGGTGGAGTTGGAGGAGCTGGTAGGCAAAATAATACAACAGCTACTAACGGTCTTGGTGGTGGAGGTGGGGGAAATACAACATTTAGAGTAGCACAAGGTTCTAATATAATAGTTGCAATGGGTGGCAATGGAGCTACAACAACAACAACAACAAGTCCAGGTGGTGCAGTAAAACTTGTTACCTTAAACACTCCAGGAAGATTAGGTTTATCAAATGCAGGTTTAGCAGGTTCGGCAGGAGGAACTACAGGTGCAGGAGCAAATGCAAATACGGCAGCAGCTTCTATAAATTATGTTTGTGGTGGTGCAGGAGGAGGTTCTAAACCTGCTGCGGGTACACGATTTCCAGGAGGAAGTGGAGGTAGAGGTTATCAATATGATGGCAGCTTATCACCTACAATAGCAGGTGGAATAGCAGGTGGTGGAAATGGTACAAATGGAACAAATAATGTTATTTTACAATTTACAAGAACACAAGGTAGTACAGCTCCTAATACGTTAGGTATAGGTGTATCAGGTTCAGGTGGAGGCTCTTCAAATGTTAATAATATACCAGGAGGAGCTGGTGGTCATGGTGGGTTATATGGTACGGGAGGTTCAGGAGGAGGAGCTGGTTTAATTGGTGCTGCACCAAATGGAAGTGGTGCTGGTGGAGATGGGGCACAAGGTCTGTGTATTATAATAGAGTACTTAAAATAGAATTATACTATATAAAAAATCTTTATTAAAAAATAAATAAGTGATATAAATTCTTATTTTTATTCAATATTTTAAATGTAATGCAAAATTTTAAAAATATCACCGAGATAAAACAATTCTGTAAAGATAATTCTATCTCTTTTTCTCACAACGAAGGGAAAGAATCGCTTTTGAAGAAAATTGAAAACTTCCGTCTTGCAAAAGAGAAGCAAGAAAATAATCCTAAAGTGGTAGAGTTAAAGTGTTTTAATGCTTATGAATTTGGTCAACTTTATAAATTAAACAAAGTAGATATTCAATTCTTAAACAAAAAATACGGGAAAGATCATAAAGAAACTTACGACAAGTGGATTGAGATCTGTAAAACACAAAAAGTAGTCGATTAACAACAACAATAAATCCAATTTAAAATGGCAACAGAATTTTCTTTTAATGGCGATAATAAAATTATACCAGGTGTATATTCAACAATCAAATCAGGAATCAAAAACCCTCCTCTAAATCTTGATTTTGGAACCGTATTAGTTATTGATACGGGAAGTGGAGCTGGTTATGGTGGTGGTTCAGGTATAGATGGTACTTTAACGAAAGGAAAAGACTCGATCTATATAATGAGTGATATTCAAGAAATGCAAGATTTCTGTAAAGGTGGAGTTTGGCATTTATTAGCAAACCCTTTGTTTAGACCAGCTGGATTTGGAGCCAATGGTGTATCAAATGTTTTGTTTACAAGAGCTGCTGTTACTGCTCCTGCAACCTTATCGTATACTTTTACGGGAGATGGTGATGGATCTGAGAGTGTTGTTAATGGTGGTACTTTTACTTTACAAGTAAGAGATGAAGGTTTAATAGGTAACGGAACTCTATTGAACACTGAGCTAATTAAAGGTTATGCTGCATTAATGGAAGCAGGAGTTCTAGACACTAGTAAATTTGTTGTTAAGTTTTACAGAGGTACTTATGTGGGATTAGATCAAAACAACACTCCTTTTGATGGAATTACTGCTGCTGAATCTAAACCTAGATTATTAGCAACATCTCCCGAATTTGATAATCTTCAAGACCTTATTGATTGGATGACTGATGATTTTACTTTCAACTCATACTTCAAACTTCAAACTAGCACTGTAAATGGAGACGGTACAGTAGATAACTACGATCTTGCTGGTAATTTGAATTACAATCTAGCATCTGGTGGTACTGAAACTTATAGTGTTGCTGCTTTAAATAAAGTGTTAGAAAACATTGCTGATTTAAATATTAGCTTTATTCTTGCAGACGATTGGGGTGGAGATGCTCAATCATCTAATAACTACAAAATTGCAACTCATATTGCTACAGAAAGTAAGTATAAGCCCGAATTATATATAGCAGCTGGAAGTGACGTTAGTACTTTTAGCTTCTCGCAAGCAACTGCCTTATTTTATGATTATGATCACGTTACTGTAGTTCACGGAGGTGTTAAGAAAACTTCTCGTAATATAGGTACGGGATTAAAAACTTATGATTCATACTACAAAGCAGCAGCAGTGTTAGGTAGAGAAGCTGGATTAGAGCCACAAGTACCAACTACTTTCAAGAATATTGATATTGATGCTGAAGTACATCCTTTAAACGATAAAGAAGTCACTATTGCTTTGAGAGCAGGTGTTCTTGTTACTAGAAATGAAGGTGGTAGTTTTGATATTGTTAAAGGTATTAATTCACTTCAAAAGAATAAATTCTTAGTTAATGACGATGGAACTACACACTCTAAACAGATTCGTAGAATTGCTCGTCAATTAAACAAAGAGATTATTATAAATGCAAAAGAGCAATTATTAAAAGATCCAAACGGAGTAAATAGAAACACACTTTCTGAATTAGATGTTCAAAAATGGTTAGAAGGATTCTTGACTAGAAAACAAGCTAGTCCAAATGCTGATAATTTAATCTTGA